TTTTTTTGTGAGAAGAAAATTAAAATAATTATAACTAAAAATTTTAGTTTTCTCGGGTTTATCCGAAAACTTCAATTCTTTAGGAAGAATTCTTTTGAATTCTTTGTACATATTCCATATACCCCCAATTTTGAGCCAGTTGAGCCAATAAGTTAAATAAAGAGATAGAGAGTTTTTTTGTCATTCCAGACGTAGTCGCCAAAAACTCGTTTTATGAATATACTTAAAGATTATTTTCTAATCTAATTATATGAATCAATGTGCTTCGTGGGATTTTCGCATGAGTGCAACGGAGGATATAAATCACACACTGATAATCAGTCAATTAAAAACATTATGTAAAAAGTATTCTTTTCAGTTGGAGCAAGGCGAATCGACTGGTTATAAACATTATCAAGGTAGAATTTCACTGATTAAAAAGCACAGGAAGGATGAGTTGTTAAAGATGTTTGTCAAAATCAAGCCCCCGAATTATTTAGAGCCCACGGTGAATGCAGTGGCAATGAAGGGGGACTTATTCTATGTTCTGAAAGAAGAAACTCGTATTGATGGCCCATGGGATGAAAGGGAGAGTAATGTATATATTCCAATTCAATATCAAGGGCTAATGGATAAGTTAATGCCCTATCAACAAACCATCTTTGACTCGGGGGATATTTTAGATAAGCGTAGCATAAATTTAATATATGATCAAAATGGAAACATGGGGAAATCTACGATTTCTGTTTTATGTCAATTATATGGACATGGTATAGATATGCCACCCGTGAATGATGCTAATCTTCTCATCCAATCACTCTGTGATATTTGTATGGCTAAAGACATGCGAAACCCTTCTCCAATATGTTTGGATTTGCCAAGGGCAATGTCAAAAGATAGATTATACGGAATGTATTCCGCAATTGAACAAATTAAAAAAGGTAAATTATATGATTTCCGTTATAAATATCAAGAATGGTGGATTGATTCCCCTCAAATATGGGTCTTCAGCAATTTTATTCCAGACCTTAATATGCTCTCAATGGATAGATGGAGAATCTGGACAATTGATCCAATTACTAAAAGTTTAATGAAAATGGAGAATCTTTAGGAATATATTTAATAAAAAAGGCTTAAATAATTATCTAATTATATATTACAACAGATGGTTGTGAAGTTTTTGAAAAAAGCGGTAAAAGGCGCAAAACGATTTGTAAAAAAGCGGTACAACGTAGGTAAAAAGAAGCGTGGCCCTATCAACACCGGAGCGATAGCGAAGGATGTTGCAAGGTTAGCCATGATGATAAACGCAGAGAAAAAAATATACGCAATAACTGCACAGAACGTACTCGGACAGCCCGTAGGGGTTGGTCAAGTATCAGCAAATTTAACAGGGTGTCAAGCATTTGATATTACTCCGCTTATTTCACAAGGTACTACCGCGGAAACTCGCAATGGCGATTCAATTAAATTGCATTCTGCATATTTTCAGTTTATGGTATCACAACAATTAAATACGGCCGTTGCAAATAAAGTTTCGATAGAACTTTGGCACTACAATGGTGGGGCTATTATTTCTGCAACAGATGCTTTAGCGTCTATTTATCAACCTACGGTTTTCTCTTCTGTTATAGATTATCAGAGTGCTCGTAATATCGATAAAATGGGCGACTGGAGACTTGCTCGTAAAATGATTGTATCACTTTCAGGAGAACAAATTGCATCAACTAAGACCATAAAATATCTTAATATGCCTATTAAATTTAACAAGGGAAAAGGACATCATGTTCGTTATTCCGGTTCAACAATATCCAACAATCCATTAACGGATTTGGCAAATGGCCGTTCTCAACTATTTTTAATATATCGCGCAGAAAGCGGAAATAAAAGTTCTACAGTTTCAACATTAAATGTTCCGGCCACTGCAGGACAAACTGGTTTGGAAGTAACAGCATCGTTTTCGATGTATTTTTACGATAATTAGTAAGGGAGTACCCTTTGGACTTTTCATAATTTGATCAAAACAGCATTCGGCAACATTCCATTAATTTTGTATTTTTTTTGTGAGAAGAAAATTAAAATAATTATAACTAAAAATTTTAGTTTTCTCG